ATAACTAAAGGTTCTACATTTACATTATTACAACTCATTAGCAATCTCCATTTCCGCCAGCTTTAAACCAAGCATAACGTTCACTATCTTCTTTTAATTCTTGTAAGTATGTAGAATTTAATTGTTCAACAATTGATTGAATTGCTCTGTTTATTTGTTTTTGGTTAGATACCTCATAATTTACTTTAGGTTCTGGTAATCTTATTACTATTTTTGTCATTATCTTCTACCGTCTGGTTGTAAATCTAATCTTAATGTTCCAAATCTCCAATCTTCACTAATACCTGTATTAGTTATTTTGACATTTGCAAATCTTCCTCTAGCTCTTGTGTCAACTTTAGTTGTACTTGTTGTAATTGTAAATGGACTTAAAGCTGTATCTATACTTGATTGAGATGGATATCTTTTAACAGCTAATGTCATTTGTATGCTTCCTTGTAAATTTTTAAAATCAGGTAAAAACCTTCTCATAGCTAAAAAATATTCTCCATCTCCTTGTACTCCTAAATCAAAATCAAAAGAAGTTAAAGTAGAGGTAATAGCTGTTGTAGATCCATCAGGATTAACTTGATCAGTACCAACGTGATGTTCAAAATAAACGGTTTGTCCTAAACCATCCTCACCAACTATCACAGGAAAAGTTCCAGAAGCTGTACTATTATATTTTGTAGCAAAAGGATTTGGATAAACAGATGCATCAATCCAAGATGTTCTAGCTTCTGTACCAGGATACCAAACTTGTAATTGAGGAGTACTTTCTCCATAATTATAAACTACATATTGATCATTATATTCTGAAGAAGTAGATGGATAATACCAAACAACTTCTGTATGTAAATTGTCAATTCCAGCTGCAACTTGTTGTCCTTTAGTTGTATCAATTAAATCATAAACATAATCTTCAATAGAACATTGCATAGATTTAACTGTACCATCAAATAGGAAGAAACCATTTCCCGACATCCAATAAGCAACACCATCTATTTCAACGGCTGCATTCTTACCAATCAATCCACAGTTTGTACCTACTTGTTCAAAACCAAAAGTAAATGGAGCTCCTACATATTTCATTGTATATAATGAATTATCAGTCCAGACTAGAATTGTTTCTTTAGCTTTTAAAGCTCCTAGGATCTTTGTTCCATCTTGTAATCTAAAAGTACCTGCTGTGTTAATTGCTGTTGGAGAATATAAGTTAATATTTTCTTGGTCTGAAAATCTAATAAACATATCATCTTGGGTTGTTGAATCACCAATGGTTGTTTCAGTTCCAAAATGACATAAGTGTCTTGTTGTTGGTGATACTAAAGTTAATCTTGAAGCTGTTGGATTATTAGTTGTTTCAAATCCAGAAGTTGTCGTAGATGCTCTTGTAGTTAATCTTGATGCTTCACCAGCGTTCCAAGTAAATGTTTTTCCATTTGCAATTGTTGCAATTAAAACTTGTCCATAATTATCTAGAGACCATAAACCTGGTTCAAGTGTTACATTAGAAGCAGATGCTGCTTCTCCCCACGCTCCCGATCCCCAAGTATCAACACCCCAACCATATCCATAAGATTGTGCGGCTGGACCAACATTTTCATAAGGAATAACATCTATACTTCCACCTGTTGCAACCGTTGCTGTTGCTGCTGTTGATTGTGTAATGGTAAATACAGTTGTTGATGAAACACCTGTTACTTGAAATAATTTATCTTCAAAATCAGAATCAACATATCCAGTGCCACTGGGCAAAGTTACATTGTCTAATAATACTATGTCACCTGCTATTAAACCGTGAGCAGTTCCAGTAGTAATTTCACAAACAGCAGAAGTATCTGTTGTTGCAATGGTTGCAGAAGTTAAAGCAGCTCTTACTGGAGTGATGTCATAAAGTTGACCCTCAAAATAAATTAATAAACATTTATCTGAACCTAAAGCTACATATCTGTTTCCAGATATATCTACGAAAGCATGTTGTTTACGAACAACTCCAACAATAGTATCTGTAACTAGAGAAGCCCAACCAGATACTTTTTCAGGAAGACCATATCTAAATCTAACGTTATCTGAATCTACCCAACGGCCTTCAGCACCAACAGTTGTATCTTGTTTGTCTATACCTGGTAAAAATTTAATTTGTTGAAGAGCCATCAGTTAGCTCCTATATGTTATCTTTATATGCCCAGCCTCTTGTTGCATTTACATAGACTAATGTAAACGCAGCTGTGTTTGTTGAAACTACTAAATCAGAAGCAGATCCTAAAATATTAGAACCATTTCTACCAATAGTTAAATTGTTTGAAGCTAAATTTGAACCACTATCTATGAAATGAACTTCGTCACCTACTGATGGTGAAGCAGGTAAATTAATTGTTACAGGTGCACCAATTCCAGATCCTGAAGTATCTACTAAAACTTGATCTCCATTAACTGTTGTATAAGTTGCACCAGGTGTTACATAACCTTTTTTTCTTAAACCTAATGAAATATTAGTTCCATTAGAATAAACTAAATTAGTTGAAGCAATTGGTAAAGTAACTCCAGTACCAGATACAGTTTTAATTGTTAAAGTATATAAAGAAGCCGATCTATTAGTTGCGTCCTCTACTACAAAAACTCTTTCAGCACTGTCTGGCATAGTAACATTTCTGTTACCTGTTAATGTACCTGTTAGTTTAAAGTAAAAATTTTTACCATTAGAAACTGCGCCATTTGATAAAGCTAATGCTACATCCGATGAAGCTACATCTACTTCAATATAACCAGATACTGCTTGTTCTAATTGTTGTAAATTTGTGTTTGTTATTGTTCCCCAGGTTCCTGATTTTTCCCCTGTGGTCATTAATTCTAATTTTAAGTCACTTGAATATGTACTTGCCATTTTTCTCCTATGGATTGTCTGGATCTATTGGTATCCAAATTCCAGTTACACCTGGAACTATTGGGTTCCAGTTTATCACATTTACAGTGTCTGTTGCAAGTGTAAATCCTCTACCTGTAACAGGAACAGTAGTAACTAAACCAACATTAGTATTACCAATTGCGACATTTATACGATTTCCAGTAGGTTGAACAGTTATATTTACTATTCCTACTCCTGCAAAAGGTGCTGCTGAAAATGAAGTTGCTCCAAAAAACATTACGATCCTCTATTAGTTTGAATAGGTACCCATACTTGACTTGCATTTGGTAATATACCATCCCATTGTTTAATATTAACAGAAGATGTTGCAATATCAAAATCTTCTCCTGTAACTAATGCTGTAGCATTTGCTTTAATTGTAACTGTGCCAGTTGATAAATTTTGTCTGTTTGTTGTAACGATTGCTGTAGCATTAGCTTTAGTTGTTATGTTGCCAACAGCAATTTCAACTCTATTACCTATTACGCTTACATTAGCTTTTGCAACAATAGTAACTTCACCTGTATCTAAATTAACTCTTGATCCCGTAGGTAAAACATTTGCTGCAGCTGTAGTTGTTACCGTTCCTGTATTTACATTAACTCCTGATCCAGTGACACTGTATTTAAATGCAAAAGTAACTACACCAGAATCTACAGTTATTCCTGATCCCGTAGGCAATACGTTTGCTTTACCAATCGTTGTAACATCACCTGTCGTTAAATTAAATCTATTGCCTGATACACCAACTACATCAGCTACATTAACAGCACCTGTTGCAAGGTTAAATCTATTACCTGTAACTGCAAAGTTAGCATCACCAATGACAGAAACTATTCCAGTAGATAAACTAAATGCTTGACCTGTTGGCGATACGGTTTGATCAATTCTAGTTACAACATTACCTATTGTAAAGTTAAGTCTATTGCCTGTAGGTAATACTAGTGCCTTACCAACTGTTGTAACCGTGTTGTTTGATTGATTAATCTGGGACCCTAGAACATTAACGAATGCATTAGGATTGAAACCTACGTCAGAGAAGGCCGCTGATGAATATGGTGTAGCGCCAAAATACATGGGCGATTACCTCGCCGTAGCTGGAATATTGTTAGTTCCTACTAATGGTTCTTCTGCAAATGCCATATAGATATAGGTGTCGCCTGATGTATTAAATGTGCTATTTGCACCTCTCATTTTAAATCCATTTGATAAAAAATCTAAATATAATGTGCTATTAGCTGATATTTCTGGATCAGAACCACTTGGTAGTAATAAATGATTTGTAACATTATATGTATCTCTTTTATTATCATAAATAGTCCAACTTGTTCCAGAAGTTGTTGTGTTTTTAAAAATAATCATAGCTGGCTTAAATCCTGTATAAACAAATGTTCCATCAGCACTTCCATTACCAACATAGCTACCAAATTTTGAGAAGCCTTTTTTTTCTGCAAAGCAATAGGCGATAATACCATCTGTATTACCATTACTTCCATTATAATCACCTAAACTAAATACAGTTGAATT